CTAGTTTAACCGCTATCATACATTGATATACTTGATCTGCTGTTATTTCTTTTTGTAATATAACAGACCATAATCTCGCTATATTATTATGATTTTCATAAGCCTCGCCATAATCCTTGTGGCGATCCCCATTTATTTTACTTTTTGCTTTTTTCAAAACTTCATTACGCTGCATTATCATATCCATTTGTCATAACAATATTATCAATAGCCTGATTATTCCAATGATAATTTAACCAACAAGCGGCTTTATATTTATTCCAAGAAAAATCAACCTCATCTACAAAAACTCCATACCTAGCTAAATGCTCACGTTGTTTGTCTGATATTAACTCGTTTAACCAACGCTTGCTTTTATTAGCTCCATTAGATGTTTCAATCTGACGTAAGAAATCATCTGCAGATGCGATAGCTTGCACTTTCGTTCCAATAGCAACAGTCCTTGTTTGTCCATTCTTCTTCTTAACCATAGCAATAGAGTTTTCTCCAAGTGTAGCAATAAGACCAAAACCATTAAATCCAGAAGCCATAAGCATCTTTCCATTGCCCATCATATCTATCCAACGAAAAGGAGAACTATCGAACACATCAATCTCTGTCATCACAAAACGTGACATCTCAGCGTTTTCACCCATCATGCCTTCAAATACATGACCACAAACAGGACACTCTTTTACATTAATAGGAATTACAGCATCACACGCTGAACATACTTTTGTAGGGGCATCACCACCTGTGTCTTTATCTTTACCATCTAAATCAACTGATTCGTCAATGGAACCATGCGTGAGCAGACTGTAACCAAAGTCAAGAACGACACAATCTTTCTTCACAACACCTGGATATAGTTCTGGGTCTATTGTTCGTAACCCTCTACCAATCATCTGTACCATTGTAGACTTATAAGAACATGGCCTCATAAGCACGATACAAGACACAGGAGGAGCATCAAACCCTTCAGTAAGCACTGCTACATTCACAACGACTTGCACATCTCCATGCTCCAAATCTTCAAGTATTTGCCGCCTTTCTTCTTTAGGTGTATTACCTGTGACAATCTCTGCGTGAACACCCTCTTCTATAAACTCCTCATGTAAATTTTCAGCGTGAGCAATAGTCGAACAAAATATAACAGTCTTTCTGTTAAATGCTTTATCTTTCCACTCTTCTACAACTCTTTGGTTAATAACTCTCTTGTTCATAATTTCTTCAACCTGACCCATATCGAAATCGTCAGCAGTCTTACGAACATAACTCAACTCATCTTGAACACCGACATCAATAACAAATGTTTTTGGTGGTACAAGAAATCCTTCACGAATAAGTGTAGCTACCTCAATCTGGTGACAACAATTATTAAATACATCTCTAAGACCTTTACCATCACCTCTGTTAGGTGTAGCCGTGAAACCTACAATCTCTGCTTTTTCGTTGTCAGTTCTGACTTTATCAATAACTTTCTTGTAGGTACGAGCTGCAGAATGATGGCTCTCATCAATAACGAGCATATCAAACGGCTTCATCTTATTTAAATTATTGTTTCTGGATAATGTCTGAACCATGCTGAACACCACATTACCTGTAAAATCTTTTGTTGTTCCATCTACCACAGAAGTAGATATAGATGGATTTACATTTTTAAACTTTATACTGTTTTGAGAAACAAGTTCATCTCTATGTTGTAACACCAAAACATTTTTATTTTTCTTATGTCTTTCGCCAATCAATGCAGACAACATAATTGTCTTTCCTGCTCCAGTTGGAGCGACAACAATCGTATTAGAATGTTCGTCTAATGCTTTGTTTGCTGAATTGATAGCTACCTCCTGATAAGGTCGTAACATCATATCGTCCTCTTTTCTTTTGTATGTTGGGGGGTTTAACGGCCCACTCCCCCCTGTAGTGGTATGCAACTAGAGTCTATGGAGACTTGCCGTTGCTATTACTTTGCCCATGATGGAACATTTCCTTGTGGTGCTTGTCCACCACCTCCCTGATTAATAGGGGATGGATTTGCAGAAGGTTCAGTAGCACTTACACCATTAGAAGCAATGTATCCATTGTCCTTTGGTGTTAAAGCAACCATCAATTTATTAGAATCCTTATAATTATTCGTACCTTTCTTGATACCAATTTTCATGCAGAACTCTTTACCATTAATGTCTTCAATACCATTAAGGCTTCTTAACCTTTGAGCATTTTCAGTTTGATCTGATGGATCAAGACCATGAATACTATCAATCATTGATCTTAATGTACTCATACCAATTTCGTATGCTACAGGTTTATTAGTATTAGGGTTCATTTTGTCACCATCAACAAATAGTCTATCCCATACTTTTCGTTTGTCAAACTCACCACCGATAATGGTGAACTCTAATTCTACCCATTTAGCTTTTGTTTCCGCTGAATAGTGAAACACTGGTGTCTTACCAAACATATCTAATGTGTGCATACCAGGTTTTATGGTTATAATTGCTCTAGCAATAGTTCCTGCAGGAATTAAGCTAAATTCATCAGTAGGGCCAGAACTGGCCTCAAAGTTATTTAAATTAAGAGTCATTAGTGACCTCCTTATTAGTTTGAGATTTAGGGTCAACGAAATCAAGCGGTCTTTCCGATTGTGGAATACCACCACTCATCTTCGTTAACAGTTTACCGAGATGTGGTTCCTCTACAACGTCAAGCCTACCAGACCTGTCCTTTGCAGGATAACCCCACTCGTTTAGTGTTTGACAGACAAACGCTCTGTATGGTCCTACAGTTTCATCTCCTGTCATAATAGCCATTGTTAATACTTCATCAACAATGCCAGGCAGTTCACGACCTGTTTTCGATCCTTCGATTTGCAGTTCGTAAATTTTGCGATTGTAGTCGTCTACCCTTTCGTCAAGGATGCCGACAAAGATTACATTCTTTTCTCGAATGTGTTGTAAGTGTGTCAACCAAGCCATCATCTCACGACCATGTTGACCATAGGCCGCACGAGTATCTAACTTGCCAGTACGGTCTGATTTGTTCTCTGGTTGCATTTGACAGAACTGAAAGCACAACCGACCTGCGACTGTAATACTGTCAATAAACAACGTGTCATATTTTTTAAGACTTTCAGTTGGATCACCATAAGTTTGCACAACATAATCATAATGTGCTTGGCTATATGGTTGATCGTCTGATAATGATGGGTTCGCCCCACCTAGATAAGTTGCAAAGTCACGACACTCTGTCCATGTTTGCGGCCTGATAACATCAATAGGCCATCCTTCAATAGCCGCATCTCCTGCTTCCAAGTCCATAAATAATGTAGTGTCGGAATCAAGAGTCCGAGCAAGGGTGGTTTTACCCACCCCACTCTGACCAATAATAACAAGTTTATGACCTCGTTTTTCATTCATGCGTTCTTCTGCTGAGATAATCTTTAATCCCATATTAGTTCTCCTTTACTTCAGAAATAGTTATTGTGCCTTCCTTGACAACTCTAGCATCAACGAAAAGCTCTTTAAAATTGTCGTCTAAGTTTTTGTAAACAGTTTCATCAACCTTCACGACATACTTAATTAAGGTGTTCGCTACTGTTGGATCTAATTGATTACCAATCTCTACAAGTTTCTTTTGATCCCATTCAACTTTTTTAGAGATTGTTACTTTTGCTTTACCCTCTGGTAAGTTTACAGTTGTAGTGCCAAAGTCTTTCTCTTCAGAACCCAACTGTTCTTTACCAACAGGTAAATACAAATCTTTAATTTGATTATCTATTTCGCTCAACTTCTTCTTTTCAGCGTCAATACGAGCTTTGATATCCTCTCTTTGAGAGAATAAATTATTTGCTTTAAGCATCATGTACTCCATAAATTAATTCTAGTTGCACTCACCAACATATGCAGTCATTGCAATTAAGTCAAGGGGTAGATGTTATTTTTTTTTAGAAAGATATATATCTATGCCGTGAACGGCCTTCATAAGTTTCTTTTTTAACTTAAATTCTGGTGTTTCAAATCCTTTGGCATCTTCTACGATTTCTTTTATTTTGCCATCAGGTGATTCTTCTTTGTACACAAAATCTGCTATATATCTACAGATTTTTATGTCATTGATAACAATGTCATATTTAACTTGCAACTTTAAATCAGTAACGATACCACCACGTTCCATAGCCCTTAATTGACCATATCTTTCTGACTCCCATTTAGAATCAAAGGTAATGCCATCAACAATAGTTTTTTTTGCACCAAATTTACTTGACTTTTTAAATTTAAATCTGGTATTATATGGTAATTGATTAATCATTTATGGGAAGAATAGCAAAATGCCAGATATAAGTAAATACAAAAGCGTAGGTATGAGAATAGAAAGTTATGAAAAGTTAAAGAAACTTTCAGAAGATGAAAGACGTTCAGTTGGTCAACAGGCTTCTAAATTAATTGATGAAGCGTATGATAATAAGTATAAAGCGAAAGCTGGCATTGCTTCTAGTTTAGTTCTTCAACAAACCAGCACTACCTAAACCACCTAAGAGAGAAGCCGCCACAGCAGGATTTTGTGCGGCTCTTTGTCTTATATTAGCATTATATCTTTGAAACTCATTTTCTCCACTAGTTAAATTTGGTTGTGTGGTTATGTTTTGTGGTAACTGTGGTTGCGGTCCAGGTTGTTGATTAATATTAAATATGTTTTGAGACTGATTTGCTTGATTTTTAATATTAGCTAACTCCTGACTTATCTTTGAATTATCAATAGATGTTTTTAACTGTCTAGTACCCTCCTGCATGACTTCATTAGTTGTTTGAGATGAACTTTGTTTAAACATACTTGATACTGCTTGTGCTAATATTATTCTTCTTTGTGAATCTGGGAGACTTTTTGTAGCTCCACTTACTTTTGCTAATTGACTTAATGCTCTCTGGTTTGAAACTAAGTTACCTAAAATACCTATTCTAGCTATCTTACCAATATTGTTTAAAAAATTTGCTGTCATGTTACTTGCTACCAAGTTACTATTAGGAGTGTCCTTTGCAATAAATTTTAATACTCTTGAAAACTCTCTTAAATTTTCAGGAAAAGTTTGTATTATTTCAACTTTTCCTTTAGCATTTATTGTTTTTGTTGCAAACTCATCACCTGCAAATATGATGTTTAATTTTTTTCCCGAAACACCTGGCATATTAGAAAAAACACCATCAGCTTTATCTATTTTTTTTGCAATATCAAGAAGTGTATCTTTACTTACTGTTGCTCCTACACCATCAAACATCGTATCTAAATAATGTTTTTGTATTGTAGCTAAACCTGACGGATCATTTTTTCTAAAATAATCTACAATTACTCTTAAATCATCAAAAGCAACACCATTAGCACTTATTACATTAACTGCCTCATCTGCTGAAGGATTTCCTAATTGCCTTATCTGTCCTAGTATTTTATTAGTTTGTAATTCACCAACTTCTTTTCCAATTTTTACTGCTTCATCCAGAGCCTCTACAATGCTTTTCTCTACAGTTTGACCAGGCTTAAGATCCTCAATTTGTTTTAAAAGATTAATATCAATTTTAGATGTTTTTAAATTATTAAGTTGTTTTGCTTTTGCTATAATGGATTGATACCCTGCAGGAGTGAACAACACATCTCCTGTTTTACCTAGATCTGTTACTTCTTTTAAAAATTGTTCAGGGTTGAACACATTTGGATTTATACTACCCATACCAGAATTTTCTAGCTTAGACTTTACCCATACATCGCCAATTTGATTTTTTAATTTTGCATATTGAGCTTTACCTTGTTTACTATAACCAAAGGCTTTTTCTAAATTTTTAAATTTACCAGGCTTATTGTTACGAACAATGCTTAAGGCAAATCCTTCTAAATTTTCTGGCTTCACATTTGGAATACCAAGTCTATTGTTTTCTCTTATTACTTTTATTATTTCTTTTGAACCCATAGCATCTGCTATATCGTCAAAAGCACTCATGCCACTCTGATACCATTTTTTTGCACCAGGCCATTCTTCAGCAGCTCTTGTTATTGCTCTTAAACCATCATCGCCAACTGCTTTAGTTATATCATCAGAGTATAATAAAATATTGTTTTTGCTCAAAAGATTGTCAAACTCATTCATGGCTGACTTATAATTTTCAAACAAATTACGATTGTTTCTAACAGCGTTTACAATGTCTTCACCTAAAAATCTTGTATCACCTCTTATGGCAGACATAATTTGTTTTCTTGCGTTATAAGCCTGAGAAAAACTTATCTTTCCATTACTTTGTAATCCAGGTGATAATTCTCTTATTAAGAATTTATATGCTTGATCTTCAGCAGAATTTCCCAAAGCAGATACTGGTCTTCCCAAACTAGCAACAATGTTTTCCCCTATCTCACTTATGGCTCCAGCAGGTATGACACTAGCACTTCCTAAACCTGATTTACTTTCTAAAACAGCATCTATGTTTTTCCATTTTTCAGTAGCTAATCTATCAAACTCTAATAAACTATCAGATAATTGATTATACAAATCATCATCTATTCTAGCATTACCTGTTAAAGAACGATTCAATACATCAGCAGAGTCTTTTATAGCAACATCAACTGCCTCTCTCGCTTTATTTTCAGCAACTCTATATTTTGATAATGATGAAGCATCTAAATTTTTTAACAAGTCTCCATAATTTTGAGCACCAGATTTTTTCATTAAATCTGATCTTATTTTATTAAATTCACCTACATCTTTTTTCATTCGATTTGCGTTGTTAACAGTTCTTTTAGATGCACCGTATACTGCCTCTTGCATACTTTCTACTTTTTGAACCATTGGGTTCATACCCAATGCAGAGGTACTAGGTTCATATCTTCTTTCTACTGCCAATACTGCATCTTGTACGGCTCGACTATCTGTTCCTTCTTTTAGTATACCTGCTCTAGGTTGTAGACCTTTGAATATTAAAAATGGTGCTCCAAATAAAAGTTCAGCACCACCAGCAAATAAACCTT